ACACCTCGGACTCGACCCAACGCAAAAACCAAAACAAAAACAAAACAATCCCGAACTTTTTTTGAAAAAAGAAAAAATAAAGACCCCGTCCCCTTCCTTTCTCTTATCTGAAGGGATTCAAACCGAATCAGTTCGATGTCCTGCGTCTTCGGACTTGGTTCTCGGGGTTGGGCAGAGTTCGCCCCGTCTCGAGTCTTTGCATATTGGTTCTGGTTCTTACGGTGACGCGGTTGCGGTCTGGTCGGAAAGAGTTCTCTCGAGGACGCTCTTTGATTGGCAGAAGGTGGCACTTAATGGTCAGTTGACTCATGACGAGGATGGTGACCTTGTGTTTCGTGAGGCGTTGACTAGCTGCGCCAGACAAAATGGAAAGTCGGTCGCTCTCACCTCGTTATGTGGGTACTTTTTGACCGACTGGTCAGCGATGCGGGGGAAACCCATTCACGTTCTTTCCGTTGCCAACAAACTTGATCGCGCGGTTGCAATCTTTAATGAACTTGCTCCGGTACTTGAGGCACAATTTGAAGGCCATGTCACTTGGTCGTATGGTCGCAACAAAGTTGAGATGCCGAACGGGTCGACGTGGGAAGTCAGGGCAGCGACCCCGAACCTTCACGGCGGAACCTACGATCTGATTGTGGTCGACGAAATCTGGAATGTGTCCGAGGAGGTTTACTTCGATGCGTTGCGCCCGTCACAGATTGCGGTCAAGTCTCCTCTTCTTTCCTCCTGGTCAACTTCGGGTGATGAGTCGTCTAAGACAATGCAGCGATTGCGCGAGGCAGCGATTGGCGCGATAGATCAGCAGAAGCAGACTCGTCTGTACTTTGCCGAATGGAGTCTCCCGTCGGTTGACCCAAACGACGAAATCAATTGGGGCTACGCCAACCCCGCTCTCGGGCAGACCATCACCCTTGAGGCTCTTCAAGCAGCTGCGGAAACTCCTGATCGTGCAGCGTTCCTCCGCGCTCACTTAAATTTGTGGGTCTCGTCGGCGGACGCTTGGATTCAGCCTGGAGTCTGGGACAAGTTGTTCACCGAATCAGACTGTCCCGCTGGGGGCGTCCTTTGCGTCGACTCAAGTACGGGCGGAGAAAAGTATGTTGGCATTCGTTGCGGACTTACCGAAGAAGGCAACATCATTGCGACAGTCCAGTTCTCCACAGAGTCCCTGAAAGAAATGTGGGTGAAGATTAACGAGGCAATGGAGGCAGACCCGAAACTGCGTCTAGCGATTACTCCGGCACTGGATCTGCATACTCCAGAGAAGTTAGAACGGCGACGTCAAATTTTCGGCTACGCCGAGGTACTTAAATTTACGGGTCTTACGCGCTCGCTCATTCTCGAGAAACGCATCTACCACCGAGGCGAAGAACTTCTTGCAACTCATGTCAATCGCGCCGTCCTTGCCCGCGCAAACGGTCAGGTCGTGATCAGTTCGCAACGCTCCCCTGGCCCGATTGAGGCAGCGCGACTTCTCGTCGTTGCAGCCGCTCTAGTTTCCCGCCCGTCAAATACTGGACGCGCAGCAATGGCGTTCGGAAGGTAGTTGCATTTGCAACTAGTTTGTGGGAGACTCCAGTCGTGGCGTTCTTCTCCCGAAAAATAACAACCGCTGAATTTGCATCTTCGCCAATCAAAGCCGCTGCCGGTGTAGGCAGTCTTGGCGTCCCACCGATGTATGCATGGTCAAGCGGTGCATTTGAGCAGGTCGCCCTTAGTCTCCCGACTGTGTCGCGGGCGAGAGACCTTCTCGCCTCGACCATCTCAAGTCTCGAGTTCCGTCAAAAGGTCAAGCAATGGAACGGCACCGAGTACGAAGAGATATACGTCCCAAATGAATCGTGGATGGAAAATCCTGATCCGAAAGTTCCGCGCCAGTTCATCCTTGCCAACACCGTTACCGACCTATGGATGACGGGACGCGCATTCTGGGCAGTTACCTCCCGTAACGCAACCGACGGTCGCCCAATGTCTTTTGAATGGCTACCCTCCGCAAACATTCAGACGCCGAACCAGCAAGGCCCACAGTTCTTCGGCATGCCAGACGAAATTGAGTTCAACGGCATCCAGTTAGACCCGAACGAAATCATTACTTTCCTCGCACCGACAACTGGTCTGATGTATTCAGGCCGACGCTCCGTCAGCATCGCGACTCACCTTGACCAGTACGCAGATCGTGCAGCCACAATCGAAACAGTTCCTGGCTATCTTCAGCAAACTTCCGCGGGCGAAACAATGTCCGGTGAAGAACTTGGAGACTTGGCAGCGCAATGGGCGCAGGCTCGTCGCGAAGGAAATGTCATCGGCGCGTTGAACAACTACGTCAACTTTGTTGAGTTTGATCGTGACCCGCTTGAAGTCAACGCAGCGCAGCGCGAATATCAAGCACTTGACCTTTCCCGTATGTGTTCAGTCCCTGCTTACCTTGTTTCGGCTCCAACACCAGGCGCATCCATGACTTACCAAAATGCAACGCAAGCCCGTCAAGACCTCTGGCTTTTCGGCGCGCAAATGTACGCACATGCAATCGAATCTCGTCTCAGCATGAACGACGTCACCGCGCGCGGACGCTATGTCTGTTTCGACACCGACGACCTTCTTGCCGTGGGCGATATGTACGACTCATTAGTCGAACCACAAGTTCCAGACCTCGAGGAGATTCCTTCATGATTAAGTTCACCGCCGTCCCCGTCACTCTTGACGCTGCAGCTGGAGAAGATGCACCGCGCACCATCACTGGCATTGCAGTCCCTTGGGACACCGTCGCAACCGTTTCAGGTGGCGAAAAGGTCATGTTTAAGCGCGGATCCTTTGACTTGAATGCCAAGCCCGCGCGACTTCTTGAAAACCACGACGGACGCCCAATCGGCATCGTCAGCGAACTTGTCGACCTAGACAACGGCCTCGGCTTCTCAGCAACCTTTGCTCGTTCAAAAGCAGCCGACGACGTTATTGAACTCATTCAAATGTCCGCGTACGACTCGGTCTCCGTCGGTGCAGTACCTAAGAAATTCAAGTACGACAAGAACGGCGTCATGATTGTTTCATCCGCTGATCTACAAGAACTTTCGGTAGTTAGCGTTCCGGCATTTGCCGACGCAATCATCGAACAAATCGCAGCCTCAGAACACGACCCCGAGGTCGAAGAAAAGGCAGACGAACCCCAACCCGACACAAGTCTCCAGGAGGAAACAATGTCACAAGAAACCCAAGTCGAAGCCTCCGCGCCCGACGCCATCCCAACATCCCCAATCTTTGCATCAGCCAAGAAAGAATTCCTCATGCCTTCAGCAGCCGAGTACATCTCAGCCGCTTTCGTTGGCGGAGACCAATGGCGAGCAATGAGCGAAGGCATTCGTGCAGCTGCACCAAACGTCCTTACCTCAGACATCCCAGGTGTTCTTCCACTTCCAATCGTTCAGCCTGTCTACAACAACTTCATCGGTCGTCGTCCAGTAATCGACGCAATCGGTGCAAAGGCAATGCCACAAGGCGGAAAAGTATTTATCCGTCCAGAAGTAACAACACATACTTCAATGGGCGTTCAGTCAACCGAAAACACCTCACTTACTCAAGGAACTTTCGTTGTTACAGACAACCAAGTGACCAAGGGTAGTTACGGTGGATTCGTTACCTTGTCTGAACAGAGCATCGACTGGTCACAGCCTGAGATCATCAGCCTTGTCCTTGACGACATGGGCCGTATTTACGCCAACGAAACAGACAACGTGGCAGCAGACAACTTGAAGACAGGCGCAACAGTCACTCAGAACTTTGCCGCCGCATCTTCACAAGATCCCGCTTACTGGATGTCATGGATCTCTAGTGCAGCACAGACAATTTTGTCTTCAAGCAACGGCAACCTTCCAACCCACATCTTCGTCAACCCTGAGTGGTGGGGATCGCTCATGCAACTGAGCGACACAGCGGATCGCCCGTTGTTCCCACAGATTGGGCCAATGAACGCATTTGGTAATCTTGCACCAGGACAAGTCAACGGCGTTGCCTTTGGTTTGCAGGTTGTAGTTGACCGCAACTTTGCAGCAGACACCCTCATTGTGGGTGACGCATCTGGTTACGAAATCTTTGAACAGCAGAAGGGCGCTCTCAGCATCGACGTTCCGTCAACGCTTAGTCGCACAATCGCATTCCGCGGTTACCTTGCAACGCTGATGATTGACTCAAGCAAGTTCGTCAAGGCTGCGTTCGTCTGATTCAGGCGAACTCTTAAAGGAACTGGAAAATGGCTACTTACGATCTCGCGTTTCATACGCGCCTCGATGGGTACGCCATTTTTCAGACCTTTGTTGAGACTGGCATACAGGTCGGGGACTCCGTAACAGTCACAGGCGCAGGCCACGGATTCAACGCAACGGCAACCATTGTCTCAACACAAGACTTTGAATTCATCGGGGTATCTGACGAGGGCGACCTTGAATTTGACTCCGATGTAATTCGTCTTTACCAGTTTCTTTATGTCAACGCAGGCTCGGACTTCACTCGATCTACTGCTACCGGCACAGTGCAATTCACCCCGAGCATTAGTTGGATTACTAACGCAATGGTTCTTGAGTTTCTGGGCATTGACGTTGCAACCGCCAACGACACGGCCTTCATTACTACTTGCGTAGCAGCTGCTAACTCGTACGTCTATCGCAAGCGTCGCGAGGCGGGTTACACAGATTCGCAGAGCGTTGTTCCAGATGCTGCCGTGAAATTGGGCGGGATTCTTTATGCCTCGACCCTGTATCGCGAAAGAGGATCTGCCGATTCCTTCGCCAGTTTTGATTCCATGTCTTCAATCCCAATCCCGTCAACTATGGGACGCATCATGGCTCTAATCGGCTGCGGAAGACCACAGGTTGCGTAATGGCTGCAACAGGAATCCTCGTCGACGCGGTCAACGCCATCAAAACACAACTCACCGCTCTCGGTCTCAAACCCGTAACAGATCCCCGAAACGCGCGCCCAATGTCCGTCATGATTGAACTTCCCGTCATGACTTCGTTCACTTACAACGTCGGCGACTTTCGGATACCCGTCAGAGTCTTGGCAGCCCCTCCAGGCAATCAGGACTCAGGCGACTATCTCATGTCAACAGTTGACACCATAATGAACTCGCCCATCGCAGTTACAGACGCCCGTCCAGGCAATGCAAACTACGGCGGGCAAGATATACCCACATACGATCTCACGGTGGCAATCGCCGTGCGTAGAAACTAAGGAGCCACCAATGGCAACAAGCACATTCCTTTCTGGAGCCACCTGTAACATCACCCCAACTGGCGGAGCAGCCGTCGACGTTTCGGATCAACTTTCGTCATGTGAGGTACTTTTGGGCTTCGAGCTGCTTGAGAGCACATCGCTAGCAGATACTGGCCGACAGGCGGTGAAAGGTTTGCAGAGCGTCTCGGTCAATCTGTCCCTGTATCTTTCATACGGCTCAACCGAAATGGAAACCCTTCTCAGCGCAATCGTTGCTGCGGGTTCATGCACAATCGTCGTGTCCCCATCGGGCACCACAGAGTCAGCATCTAACCCAGAGTTCACAATTACAAACTGCACATTGGATGCCGCTCCGGTCATCATGTCGTCCATCGGCACCCTTGCGGTAGCGACAGTGTCGTTCTCTAACGGCACCTGGGCACGAGACATCACCTGATAATTGAAAGAGGGAAACAATGAAAATCCGACTACAAGTAACACCGATTGAAGGAGACCCCTATGAAGTCGAAACGAATCTATTCGTTGTCGTCGCATGGGAACGCAAATTCAAACGACAAGCATCCAGTCTTGGCAATGGCATCGGCGCAGAAGACCTTGCATTCTTTGCATTTGAATCTGCTCGAGCTGCGGGAATCACTACCCCGTTGGCCTTTGATGATTACATCAAGAAAACAAAGTCAATTGAGGTCATCTCGGAGGACTCACCGTCTTTTACAGAAGCGGCAGTTTCCGACGCTCACTAGCGGAGGTTCTTGTCGCAACTGGCTACTGGACACCCGACATCCCATTCGACACAGACGACCTTTTTACGGTTGTTGACGTGTTACAAGAACAAAAGAAACAACGAAGAAGATGACAACGAACACGACAATCCAAGTCACAGGACTCAAGGAAGCAATTCGTTCGTTAAACAAGGTTGAGCCTGGACTTCGCAAGCAGTTTGTTAAAGACCAGACCGCCATTGCACAGCCCGCCATAGACGAAGTAAGGCGCGGATACCAACGCGAATACCTTTCCGGCATGGCTCGCAACTGGACACAGAACGGAAGCAAGAAATTTCCGTTTTCGGTTGCTCGAGCAATGTCAGGCGTCAAATTAAAAGTCGACGCAAGCCGCGAGGCAACATCCTTGATCTACATTCAACAAACCAACGCTGGCGCTGCAATCTGGGAAGCAGCAGGACGCAAAACATCTAACAGCCTGGGCAACAACATAGGTTCAATCCTTGCGCCAAACCATACGCGCAACCTTGGGCCTGCAGTGTTTCGCAAGCGCAAAGAAATTGAACGCGAAATGCTTCAAGCGTCTAAAGAAGCGATGAGACTTGTACAGAGAGAACTTGACTAATGGCACTTGCAATTCCAATCATTACAGAATTTGACGGCAAAGGAATCAAATCCGCCCTCAACGAATTTAAGAATTTGGAGTCCGGAACCGAAAAGGTCGGCTTCGCAGCGCAACAGGCAGCGAAACTTGCAGTCATTGGTTTCGCAGCGTTGGGCGCAAGTGCAGCAGCTGCGGGAGCAGTCCTGTTTAAGGCAGCCCAGGCAGCAGCAGCAGACCAGGCAGCACAGGTTGAACTTGCCAATGCAATTAAGGCAAGCACTACCGCGTCTGACTTGCAGATTAAAGGCCTGGAAGAATTTGTAGACAAAACTCAAAGGGCAACGGGCGTAGCGGATGACAATCTTCGTCCGGCTCTGGGTCGGCTCGTCCGGGCAACAGGTGATGTCACCAAGGCTCAAGACCTCCTCAATTTAAGCCTCGACCTCTCCGCAAGCACTGGCAAATCCGTTGAGGCAACAGCAAATGCGCTCGCAAAAGCCCAGGAGGGTTCTTTCGGTGCGCTAGCAAAACTTGGCGTCGGCTATGACGCTGCAACCTTAAAAGCAGCAGGATTCGAAAAAGTCCAAGGGATGCTCGAGGATCGTTTCGGCGGTTCCGCAGCTGAAAAAGCAGCAACCTATGAAGGCGTCGTTGCTCGCCTCAAAATCACCCTCGGCGAACTCCAGGAGTCAATCGGCTACAAGGTGCTTCCCATCTTGACGAAACTTGGAGACTCAGCAGTTCGCATCGCTGAAGCATTTGGTCTCAAAGGCGCAGCAGGTGGCGTCAACCAACTTGGAAAAGAAATCACGACACTTGGCACAGACGCCGACGGCATGATTAACACGTTCGGCAAAATCTACAACTCAATTGCTGGATTGGTAAACGGCATCATGAATGCACTTGCCATTCCGCTATCAGTAATTAACTTCTTGCGGACAGGCGACTTAGGAAATTACAAAGTTAAAGGTCTTCCAACTTTTGACCAGTTAACGGCGCAGAACCCGATGTCTAATCGTCCCGTCTCGACGCAACAAGCCGAAGCAATGTTTGCCGGATCAACTGTTTCTGGCGCAGCAGGCGGAGCGCCTGCAACTATCCCTGCTGCTCCGAGCAGAGTTCGCAACGCTGAACCACCTGTGTCGGCAATGCCAGGAGGCTCCGGAGATTTTTTAATGGCGGGAGGTCTCGCAGGAGTTGACTTCAGCAACGTCACATTCAACATCGACGCAGGACTCATCTCGTCGCCCGCCACAGTCGGTCAAGACATCATCGACGCCATCCTCGCAGCACAACGCAACTCAGGCGTTGTCTTCGCTCCGGCATCGGGACTGTAATGACCGTCCCCACATACCAAGTCCTTGTCGGATTCCAGACAACTACAGGATTCGGTCAACCCTTCCAACTCAACGACGCCGTCTACGGTGTACTCAACACAGGCACCCTCGGCGGTCTGGCATACGCAGACCTGACCTCGCTCGTTCTGTCGGTCAACATCAAGCGCGGACGCAACCGCCAACTTGACCAATTCAACGCAGGAACCGCACAGGTCGTGTTCAACAACAACTCCCGCATCCTTGACCCACTCAACACCGCCTCGATCTACTACCCGTTTGTATTGCCTCGCTCACCCATCATCATTTACGCCAACGGAACCCCGATTTACACGGGCTTCGTCGAGGATTGGGACTTGGATTACCAGAACGCCAATCAGGGCAGAATGTTTGCGCGATGCGTTGACACCTTCGGAACTCTGGCAAATCAGCAACTCAACGCCTTTACCCCGTCGGCACAGACTTCAGGGTTGCGCGTAGACGCCGTTCTAGACCGTCCAGAGGTCACCTATCAGGGCGCAAGGTCTATCGGTACAGGAACCTCTACTCTGGGGGCTTACGCGGTCTCTCAGGACACAAACGTCCTCAACTATCTTCAGCAAGTCAACACCTCCGAACAGGGCTACCTTTACACCTCAGCCGACGGCACCCTCACCTTCAAGGGAAGGTCTAGCGTCCTGAACCCCGTCGCAGGCGCGTCCTTCACCACAAACGGCACAGGCATTCCATATATGAGCCTTGTCAACCAATACGGATCAGAACTGCTCTACAACTACATTGTCACTCAATCGCCCGCAGGCGCTGCACAGACAAATTCCGACTCGACGTCAATCTCTTTGTATCAGGCGCAGAACTACAACCTTCTTAGTCTGCTCAACTCCACGACCTCAGAAGTCAACGGTCTCGGCGCGTACCTTCTTGGTAAATACCGCAACCCCGTTGTCCGCTTCACAGGCGTCTCATGCGAACTTGCAGCTCTTACTTCCGCACAATGGGCAACCATCTTTGCCATTGACCTGACGTCAATCGTGACAGTCCAAAAGGACTACAACACCGGAACCCCGCTCACAGAATCGCAGACCCTGATCACTTCAGGAATTGAACACCGAATCGTTCCAGGGTCTCATATTGTTTCGTACACTTTTGAAAGTACGGACGGCAACCAATACCTGACCCTTGACGATGCAATCTTCGGAACGCTCGACAACAACCTTCTCAGTTTCTAAAGGAGACACAACATGACAGCAAATACAACATTCGTTTCAGGGGCAGTCCTAACGGCAGCACAAATGAACGCACTTCCTTGGGGCGTTACAGACGCAACTTCTGGTGGTACTTCATCACGAGCATGGATAAAAATAAACGCTGCACAATCTGTGGCATCAGGCGCTGCCATAGTCGATGTAACTTCGTCAACTTTTACCTTTACAGGCGTTGCAGGCAGACTTTACAAATATTCATACATTTACAACCTCGAATGGGCTGGCTCGGGTGGTTACGCAGCATTTAGCATCACAGACGGGAGCAATACAGTATTGAAATTGGCACCGCAAGTAGATTCTAAAAACGGTTTTATGCAATATACCGATTACTACATTTTTACATTGACTGGAAGCGGAACAATTAAAACACGAGTAACAAACAACGCATCAAACTTGACCTTGAACGGGACAGGAACAAAAATGGGATTCGCCCAAATTGAGGATATCGGCCCTTCAACATGAGAAAAAGCCTAATTCTATTGGTCTTTTTGGGGTCGCTCACCGCTTGCGCAGACCGTGAACGCCTCAACTGCCCACCAACAAAAAACAAAGCATTGCGCGGCGTAACCGAAACAATCTCAACAACAATTGCACCTGCCTACGGCACTGGAGGGAAATGCACATGAAACCCCAAAACAGAATGAGCAACGAAGAAATCAAAGCACGACTTATCTTTGTCGTAGCCATCGGCTTGACGCTCGCCTTCGTTCTGTCAATCATCTCACTTCTCTACGGCTTACTGTTTGTAACTCAACCGCTTGAAGTCTCACCTAACGACGATGCAGCCTGGTCAGTCTTGTCGCCAATGCTTGCGACGTTAACTGGCGGGCTTCTCGGGGTGCTCGCGGGTAACGGCCTCAAGGATCGTCCGAAAGACCCGCCTGCACCATGACCGCTCGCAAATATCCCTTCTACCCTTCGTGGGATGGCAAAGCCACCTCACCAATCACAAAGAAATTCTTTGATCTATGTCAACGGCGTTGGGCATTTACGAATCTAGGAATGTACGTCAACCGCCCGATGCGCGGGTCAAAGAACCTAAGTGTTCATGCCAGTGGCTATGCCGTCGATATGGGTTATTCCGCAACTCGAGCAGGAAGAGCAGCTGCAAAAGAAGCATGGGAATGGCTCATCGAAAACTCCGAAGCGCTCCTTCTATGCGAACTTCATGACTACGCCTACCGCAACCCTGCACAACCCGAATCAGACAAAACCGCATGGGGTAGGGGCTATCGCTGCAGTCGTGGCCCAGGGCAAAAAGGCGTCAAATTGTTCACCTCAAAAGACAATGCCGGAACCCCAGGTGGCGTCTGGCTCCATGCCGAAATTTCTAACGAATGGGAAAGCCCAGAGGCATTTGAAGCCGCATGGCGGGCGTTGCCTAAACCATAAATCGCCCGAAGAAATCACCCTCTTCGCGCTAGACCTCGGGACTGACTGTGTTTCCCTCATTGGTTCCGAGGTCGAATCCGCCACCTAGACGCTCGCTTGTGTTACAACATCCAGACACGAACAGCGAAGGGAAACCGCTATGACCGATACACAATTTATTTACAGTTTTATAATGGGATGGGTCTCATGTTGGCTCTGGCTAAAAATGATGGCCAACCGACCATGATTCCAATGTGGGGATATATGCCGTTATGGTCTAAAGACAAACTAACCCTCGTCCAAATCTTCACGGATTCGGCAACAGAAGAAATCGTCAAAGTCACAGTCGCCACAAGGCGCGCTCCCTGGATGACGTTTGCTTCGATTACAGAAGTTGAAAAGGTTGATTAAGAAAATCATGGCAATCGCCCTCATCACCGCAACATTCACCGCCTCACCCGCATCAGCAGCTGCGCAATCCTGTCCTCAATGGGAACCGCTCCTGCGCAAGCACTTCCCCGCAAAAATCGTGCCAACGCTCTCGAGGATTATGTACCGCGAATCGCGCTGCACCGCTCGAGCCGTGTCGCCAGTCCGCAAAAGCACCGGACGACCCGATGTCGGTCTCATGCAGATTCAAGGCTCATGGGCAACCGTGACACGGGCAGTCTGTAAGAAACAAGACGTCATCCGCGCATTACAGGATCCGTCGTGTAATGTCAGGGTCGCTCGGTACCTCTTCGACAACGGAGGTCTTGGGCATTGGAAAGCGACCTCAGGGTCGTAACGAAAGATGAGGGAAACATCATGGAATTAACCACCGACGAAATCATTGCGCGACTGATGAATCTGTCAGTCAAACTGGACGGAGAGATGCGCTTCGAAGAAGGCTCAACAGTCAGTCAGGCAATCGCTCTAATCATGACAATGCGCAACTCGGCAGAACGCCTACGCCATCCGAGCATGAACAACAACGAAGAACTCAAAGCAGTCATCGAATGGATTGTCGAGAACCCGTCATGAGCATTGAAGACTACGAACCAGTTGCCAGTCGCCTTGCTCGGTTCTGGGAGAAGCACCCCGAAGGACGAGTCATCACAAAACTCATCACCATTGAGGGAGACCGCGTCGTTGTCCAGGCCGACATCTATGTCGATAGAGAAGATGACCGCCCCATTGCAACCGACTTTGCCGAAGAAATCAGGGGGTCTAACAATGTCAACAAAACTTCGCACGTCGAGAACGCATGTACCTCGGCCATTGGACGCGCCCTTGCTGACTGTGACTTTGCCTCAAGCACCGACTGGACAAAACGCCCGTCGCGCGAAGAGATGTCGAAAGTGTCCAGAATGTTGGGGGACACCCGCATCACCGAACCATCAGACCTTGCCTCAGAGAAACAACAAAACATGATCCGCGCGGTTTGTAAGTCAATGGGCAAAGTTCCACCGGCAAACCTTCAAGGCATGACCAAGCGCGAAGCGTCGCAATACATCGACACCCTCAAGTCGGCTCCCGCACCGCAAGAAGAACCCGAAGAGGCGTTCTAATGACTGACGACTTAGACCCCATGACAAAGTTGTTTATAGAGGCTTGCGCGGACTTATTGGTCATGACAGAAGAACGAGACAAATTGCGCGACAAATGCAAACACCTTGAGTCAGAAGTTGCACGTCTTGAAAGGGCAAGCAATGGTTGACTTTCTCATGCTTATTATCATGTGCATCAGTCTGTTCATGTGCGGATTCCTCTTGGGAAAAGACACCCGATGACCGTCTCGGAAAAAATATTTCAAGACCAAGTCATTAAGTTGGCCAGGATGCAACAGTGGCTCGTTTTCCATGCGTCACCCTCATCGCCTCGCCCTGGGGTATGGAGGTCAGACGGCAACGGATTCCCCGATCTAGTTCTCGTCTCAACATCTATCCCATCTCGAGGAGTCATCTTCTGCGAATTAAAAGCAGCTGAAGGCAAACTCTCAGCAGAGCAAGAAAAATACGCACGATGCCTTGTCAACGCAGGAATTGAATATCACCTCTGGCGTCCTCGAGACCTTGACGCAATAGCAGCTCGACTTGGCAGGCAGGCAAAGATTCAATGAGGCAACCAGTCCGCGTCATCCTGTCCGATGCTGATATGCAGATTGCAGCGCATGGTGGCGTCAACCGTCGCCTCTTAGCAATTAAGCGAGCCGACAGACCCAACCAACCAGGGCGCAAATACCACGAACAAAACTGGTTCCAGACAGACGTGTTCGGTGCCATAGGTGAATACGCCGTTGCAAAATTGCTCGGCGCGGAATGGCATTGGGAACAAGAAGCAAACGGATTCGACGTGTTGAACTATCAAGTCCGGTCAACCGAGAACCCAGACACCACCATCAAGGTACGCACCAGGGACAATGCTGATCACAACTTCATCTTCTGCAAAGTACGAGAAAACCGCGTCCTCATCGAGGGCTGGATTACAGGCCGAGAAGTCATCGAGAACAATGACGAGATATTCCCCGACTGCTTCACCATCAAGGACTACCGTCTGTACCCATTGACAGACCTTCCAGAGTTCCCTCAGACGCTCCCTGCGGGCTGTGAAATGTACAAAGCCCCTGTTAAGCGCTTAGGCACCGTGTCATGATTGTCGTTGCCTGGTACATCCTCCTGATAAGTATCGGGCTAGCAATCCTCCAGGGGATACGCAAGGACTAACATGCCACCACAACCGAGAGACGCAGGCCGACATCATCAGTTGCAGATGGTTCGCAGAACACGAGGGAACTCGGGTCGAGCAGTCTGCCCTCGGGCTACTGTGCAGCGTCCAAACGTCATAAATGTGAATGGTGACCGTCCAACGATGTCAAACATCCGGCAACCTCAGAGACATACTGGAATCGCGGGGGGCGAGCATTACACAACACCCGACCACAACGAAAGAGAGCAAGACCCCTCGGGGGGTCGCGCTAGCAGGGGGCAACCATGAGCAAGAGAAGAAGTAGTCCAGAGTTCCTCAAGAGAAGAGCAGAGCTGCTACAAGGCAACCCACTCTGCCATTGGTGCAACAAAGCACCCGCCACCGAAGCCGATCATCTCATCCCCTACGACCTAGTTGGAGACGACACCGAACTTGTACCCGCCTGCAAACCATGCAACTCACGGCGCGGAGCAGAATACGTCAACGGCAACCGAACAGCACAAGCACATCAAAGAGCAGAACACCTCGGACTAGACCCAACGACAAAACCAAAACAAACAAATCCCCAACTTTTTTTGAAAAAAGAAAAAATCAAGAC